CTAACGCAGTTAAAAGTGTACCTACTCCGCTAATTATAACTGCTCCAAATTTTCCCAGAGTTCCCAATAAAGAAGAACCTTTATCGTCAGTAGATGCGTTATTGTTATTTGCATTAATTTTATCTGCAATTAATTGAGCTAATAATTCTCTTTCTCTTGCTCTAGGACCTTCTTCATTTTGTTTTCGTATAAAATTAATATCCAATGCAGTTGACTCTGTTAGTTCTCGTGTACGAGTAATCTCATCTATCATCTTTTGTTGATATTTAGATGGACCAAATATTTTGTTTATTATTCCCTTAAAGAATCCGGTGGATTGATCTTTGTCTCTAACTTTTGAGCTAGAATCATCTGATTTATATTTGGCAAAATATTTTTGTATTTCAGACATTCCCTTATTTTTACCACTAAGTAATTCTTTTTGTGCTGCCTGTATATCTTTTCGTAGAGCAGCAAAGTCTTTACGTTGGTCGGTGATATTATCCGACAATCTATGTAGGACTTTTGTTTGAGCAGACAAATTATCATTTTGAGTGCTCAATGTCTCAAATAGTTGTCTATCGCTTAAAGGATTTTGTGGTAATGCCATATCTTACTTCTTTTGTTTTGATTTTATTTTTTCATTCTCTTCATTGATATGATTAATTAACATAGTAACGTAAATATCTCTTTCCCACGGTAGCATATTTTCTATATCGGATAACGAGTAATTATGGTTATTCATTAAAGAAAAATTAAGCTGATAATAATTAAGGAGTCCTTCGTGTGAAAGAGTTAGACGAAAAAATTCTGAAGTCCCTCTAGATTTACTTCATTATGTGCGCCGCATTGAGTACAATCTTCTTCCACATGCTGTACTACTTTTGGCATTGTTAAAAAGAACTTTTCTAACAATTCAAATTGTGCTTTTGAGAAAGAATTGACAAACTCTACTAATTCTTCTTTGGTATAATCATCATATAATTGTTCATCAGTATAAACAGACTTGATACAATTACATAACATTTCTACAACACTTTCAGATTTAAAATTCTGATAGATATTAATCATTTCCTCAAACTTAGGATATCTCATTTCTAATCCGATGTTTTCCGAGATTAGAATCTTTGTAGTATGTTCGGGATCTTTTTTAATTTCTGCTTTGGTTATATCTAACTCGAACTTAATCTTATTCTCGCAGTTATTACATTGTAGGGTTAGACTAGTTGTCTCGCCTATAGATCTTGCTCTTAAATTTAAAAAGATATATTCAATATCAAAATTAGGAAGTTCCTCTATTTTTAATTTTTTGAATGTACAAACATCAACAAGCTCATTAATCATTCGATGAATTTCTTCTCCGTCTGACTCTAAAGCAGTTAATAATATCTTATATTCTTTTACAAGAAAAGGTCTATATTTAAGTTTTTCCCCGGTTGATGGTAAGATCAATTCATATGTTGGGGTTTCTAATTTTGGTAATGCCATAATTTAATTCCTATTAATTAAAGATTTTCATACCCAGGTAAAGCTGAGGTATATGTAGTTGATGTTGGTGGTCCTACAGTTGTAGACTCTCTTGGGTATATTGCATTGGTTATCCTGTGAGCAGGTATCCATTTTCTGTAAGCAAAATTTACTGATAGCTTATGCGCACTATTAGTAGATGATTGATTTAAATCTAACATATTATATGATCTGGGAAAACAATCCTGCAATGTTACAGAATATGAAACTTGATCCTTTTCATTTAATTGTTTGATATTTAAATTTACTGCATAGTCATCTGGATAATGTACATTATATGTTACTGGATCTATAATAATACTTAACCATGTATCAAAGAATGCTTTAATGTCCATTGGCTGATCCAATAGAAATACCATGGTTATTCCTTCTCCACCAAAATCTGTACTGTATGGTCTTTGATACGCCGGACCATAAATTCTTTGTTGTTTCACACCTATTACTTGTCCGGGTAAAGTTGTTGATTCGCAGAACAAGTTGACCGCTCTAATATCTAGAAAATTGCCTCTTATAGAAAGTAGGGGTGGGACAGGAATTTCTACTTCAAATCTATTTGGTTTAGCAACACCTCTTGCTCTAACTTGAGATTGAAATTGTTTTAGTGAAAAATTTGCCATTTGTTACCTGCTGTATTTCTTTTTAGTGTCTTGCCAGACATTTTCTTTTTTCTCGTTAACAAAGTTTTCAACAGGTAACATAGATGCAGTAATCCAATCTTGAAAATCTATCTTTAAAAATCTAGATCTAATATGATTCTTTAAATAATGTTTTACGCATGCTGTTGCTACATTATATCTTGATGTGCCATTTAATATTTGCCATGACAATTTTATTTTTGTGTTTTGATCCATTCTTTTATCGGTAGCTAATTCGCTCAGATCTCCTAGCAAATTGAACCTAGCTAAGTATGGGAGATAGTGTAAATTGATTCCCAAAAATCCATCTGGTACTAATCTAAAAGGAAGAACTAACGGTAAAGTATCGTAGTATGGTAATGTTGCTTTATGCTTTGGATCATACATAAACAAGTACATCTCACCTGGAACTAATCTATTAGTAAGCTGTTCATTACGAAGTAAGTTAGTTCCAGTAACACCTGATCCCAAATTTCTTACCTGATTTCTGTACCAAGTATATGATTTCTCGGCATCACCCTTCTTCATACTTACTACTTTGAATATATTATCAGCCATTCACTAATCCTAAATCTTTTTCTGTTAATATCATAAATGTCATATTCCTATCTTTACAGAATTCAAATGCTGCTTTCCATTTTGCCTCATTTACGCCCCATTGAAATACCTCGTCTACAAACCTTTTAGTTTTCTTTGCTGGAATTGCAGGAGGTTTGGTAAATCTTTCAGGTTTAATCTCTACAAGATATTTTTGAACTTCGCCATTCTTATTTTTAACTTTGATGTAAAAATCTACAAAATATCTATGGACTTTTCTATCCAAGGGTGAAATATAAGGCACAATAATTGTCTCAGACCCCCATTCTAGTACGGATGAATTAAGGTCGCACCATTTCATAAACTTAAGCTCCCACAGTGAACGATATACAATATTAGTAATATCGCCCTTGTATTTTGCGGGGTTTTTGGTTTTAAATTTCCCCTTGTAGGTTTTGGTGTACGTCATCCGTTATAAATAATTATGATCCAACAATATTTATAAGAAATCTATGTCTAGTTCTCAATTTACTCCCGCTTCTGATATAGTCTCTGAGAAACGTAAACAATACGAATCTAAGTATAAAAATAGTGCAAACTACAAAAGCAACTATAATATAGGTACTTTAGAATATCCTGATGGTTTACGGGAAAAACCAGATCTACAGCATTATGTAGCATTCTTTATTAATGTTCGAGATAAAGGAAGATTGGGCAAAAATAATCCTCAGAATAAAGATTATTACGTAAGTGAACAGGAACAAAAAAGAATAAATGCATTAAATGCCGAAGGTTCACCAAGACTCCAAAATCAAGATGTTGCTGCAGCAACACAACCAGTACTGAATAATTCAGCAACATTAGCAGCGGCAGGATATGTTGTGGGTAGACTCAGTGCGGGTGTACGAAGAAAAGATTTATTTGGATTAGCAGCGGGTACGGCAGGTGCTGCACTTGCAGGAAAATTTGCTAAAAATCTATTCCAGTCTTTGAATTTGCCTCAGTTTGCAGATGGTGGTGTATCAAGATTGAAGGAAGTAATCACATTACATTTAGAAGATAGGCCATCGGTATCATATAAAACAAATTATAATAATGGCGCTGATCTAGGATTTTTAACAGGGCTATTAATACAAGGATCTGCAGCAGCAAGTGCGGGAACATTAAAACAAATGGAACCCGAAATACAAGCAAGGGCTTTATCGCAATTAGCAAAATTGCCCGTACTTAATAATTTACGAGAACTATCTACAAGAACAAAAACAAATCCTTTTCGAGAAGTACTATTTGAATCAGTTGGTTACAGAGCATTTGCATTTAAGTATAGATTTTTTCCAAAGAATAAATCTGAGAGCCAAAAGATATACAACATAATTAACACACTTAAAATACATATGCATCCAGAATTATCGGGTGGAAAATTATTTTATCTATATCCCTCTGAATTTGATATACAATATTATTATAAAGATGAGGAAAATAATTATCTAAATAG